CACACATGTGAAAAGTTTATTTGATGCATCAAGGGTGGTGAGGTGACAACAACCAGGCAACTATGAGCTCCATATGTCCAGAGGACTCCGAACTAGAGAGACTCAAGGGTCTTGTGCTAGAGGTGTTGTCTTATGAAAGGGATTTGTATAGACCAGGATGGATATCAAATACAGCTGGAGAGATGGCCATGAACGCAATTAAACTTAGATCAACTATCCATGAGTTGAATTGCTGCAGAGATACAGGGCTCAAACACAACAATGATCTCAAGGAGATGAACGAATTGTTCGATGAGGCCATTGGATCACATGAGACAGTCAAAACAATTGTTCCTGATGGTTACTTGATTGACAAAAATAATAACGTTCTAACAGTTTTAGAAGTGAGTACTAGGACTGAGCCATCTGATCAAACTAAGAAGGTTCAACTTGACAGATTAAAGTATGATGGTTTCGAGAACTTGCTGCGACCATTTGGTTGGACACTTAATGTTATCACAATTTCAGAAAAGAAACCGAGAATAGGGAGGATTCCTGAAATCCTCATGTTCAAATTACTATCAACATCATTATCAATTCTATCTTACACTACAGACATTTGCAATTGGATCTCAGAAGAGGATTATTTGGAACTCAAGAAGTCATTAACAAGTTATGATTTTAGAACCTTGACAGAGGAATTTAAGGGACAAAGGTTACTTTTTGATATTGAGTCAGCAGAAGACCCATATAAAGATCTCTTTGACTGGATGCTGAAAAACAGCGAGAAATTACCTTTCAGTTTAAACTGGGAAGGTCCCAAAATAACAGAGATGATACAAGATTTTAAAAGGGAAGACAAGCAGTTGCGGCTTTTAGAAATAATGAGAAGTGCTGTAACAGGCTTGAATTTTAGAACCAATCACTTGAGTCTACTGAACAAACTAAAATCACTAAATCTATTAAACACCAGAAGGAAGCAGAATAAGGTGTATGATTACATTGCATTGATGCTCTTTGTAAGAGATTCAGAGATTCATGATTTTCCAAAGGGTTGGTTCCCAAGTGTGAATGACAGACTTGTGCGGGTGGATTCTGTAAATTCACCACTCTCAGTGTACAAAAAATTAGTTGAGAGAATGATAAAATCACTCCAAAGCCTTCAGAATGAAGTAGGCAGCAAACAAAAATTGGGAGAATTGAAAAGTCTCATTAAATTTCTAGAAGAATCATCTAATAATTTCATTGAACCTCCAGTGTTGAAGACTATGTATTTTGGGTTGCCAGCAAGAGTCCTTGTACCTCAGCCATCATTATGTCTAAAAATCATTGATGATGTACCTTATGAGCCACAAACAACCATTGTAACATCCGATGAGACAGATACTATTGAAAAGGTTGCATTAAATCTCATTCTTTCCCAGAAAACAAGAAGCACACCAAGAGCCAGCATGAGTGAAGAGTTTTTCTTTCAATCAGTTGATGGCTGTCTCCTACTGTACAAGTGCACAGGTGAAGGACAGAAGGCATTTAGTATTCTTTGTAAAAGCTACAAGCAGGGTGAGCTTAGATACAGTTTCTATTCTTTCAATATTAACCCTTCAAGACTTTTCCCACTCATATTTAGCGCAAAGCCCATTGCGAACTTAGTTGATCAATTAATTATGCTGATTAATCCAATCTGTGAAGATGCTGAAAGGCTGCAGGAAACAATTAAGAGACAGGAATCTGTGAATGAATTCTTAATTTCATCTGAATATTCTGACAAGCAGATTGATGATCTTAAGGTCAAGGTCACATACCTGATTTACGGTATTTTGACAACTCCAACCAAAAGACTGCAGATAGAGCTACAATCACAGAGATACTATATTATGGATACTTTGTCTATCATTCACCACAAGGACTTGAAAGCCAAAGTTATTGGAAACTGTATTACTTATGATGAATATTATTTAAGAGATCTTGCCCACGGACTGATCAATGAAATTCTTTCTTGTAAAAATATAGGTCTGTTCTTAAAAGTGACATGGGCCTTGAACATATCGTACTTGTGCCATTTGATCACAAAGGAGACCCCAGACAGGTTGTCAGATTTAAGAGACTGTTATGAAAAGTTCTTCAAACCAAAGTTTCAGTTCATGTCTAATATGATTTATGATTGTAAGAGTGTTGATGAGCTGGTTGAGAGAATGGAACAGGAGGTCAACGATTTTATTCAGTGTGAGGAACCTTCCTTTGAGACAAAACCTTTTCTATATGAACCTATTCTTGCTGATTTTCTAAAGTGGATCTCAACAGAAAAATTTAATGGCATTGATGGTGAGCAATTACTTAACCCGAAGGATTACCTAACTTCAAACATTGATGTCTTGGATCTAACCTCAAATAAGAGTACGTTCAAGAGATCTAAGAACCACCACATGAATGATGTGCTAGACCAGCAATATGACACTGAGAAGCTTCTTAAGAGAGTGATAAGCGAGAGACTACACAAGAGAATAACAAAATCAACCAAAGCTGGAGATGATCCAAGCACAGCCAAGAGCTTTAAATCAGGGGGTGAATCTGTGAAGGAAAGGAACTGGAAAGCTGGCGGTGAAAAAAGGAAGAAAACCAGATTGGCTTATGAGGAGTTCTTGGGAATTGTTCAGGGACTCATTGTTGAAACTGATTCTGAAGAAGATCTAAATGACTTCCTCCTACAAATCAATAAATGCTTATATGAGATTGATGATGAGCTTAAAAAAATGAATCCAAAGGAGATAAATGATCTTCAAAAAACCAAGTACTGCTTGGTTTTGGATGTGATTCGTGAACTGCTAGGTCCTGAAGTTTGTGACCTTGTTCGTTCTACGTGTTACAGCACTAAATTGTCAGATCTCCCTACAGACCTGCTCAGAAAGGAGGCTTATGAAAGAATTGTTGGTGAGACAATGTCAAGAGCCCCACTAGAATTTCCTAGGAATGTTGACACCATTGATGTGACTAATATATCAGCAGGTATGGTTGTCACAAAATATGAGTTGAAGGAGTTTTTCTCAAGTTTTAAGTTCCTGCTTCTTTGGGCAGGGTTTAACAATTTTCAGGGAACATATGATCATAGATCAGGCCCCCAAAGTTCATTCTTGTCAATCTCCAATAAATATAGAGGAGAAAGCATGCTTTCAACAAGGGTTACAAATTCAGAAGCATTACAGGATAGACTCATAGCAATAAAATATGGTGCACCAACATTGAGAAATATCCTTTTTTCCACAC